GAGGCTGCAAGGCGACAAGGCGCAAACGGTTGTCGGATATTCCCCTATGAGTGCAAGTGGGTGACGCGCCCGGATGATATGTTCTCGCCGGTCATGTGGGACGCCGTTCAAAAGGCGTGGGACTTGACGCGCTACAACGAGGCCTATTTCAAGGCGCTGGACAAGGTTGTGGAAATCGCCGAGGCAAACAATATCCGCATCATGTTTTCCCTTTTCGACAACTGCCAGCGGCACCGCACAGCGCAGAACCGCTTGTACGCTCCCTGGATGAATAACGTCCAGGGCATCGGCCTGTACATCGAATCAATCAATCTCAGCAAGGCGTGGGTCAGCAAGATCGTGGGGCGCTACGGCAACCGCATGGACTATGAGATTTGCAACGAGTGCGTCCATTGGCAGGGCGTGGCGAAAACCTCTCAATGGCTGGCGGCTATGGCTGACCATTTGATACGGCTTGGAGTGCCAGCAGATCGCATCTGTTGGGGCGCGGAACCCATAGGCACTTACGCCGCCAACAAGTTTGACATTGACGAGGACAACGACTTGACGGTGCAGGCTTGCCGGTTGCTGTCACGGATGCCTGACCCCTACCGTCCCGGCAAGACGTACAATGATCGCAGGGAATTAGGGCAACTCGCCGCCCAGGACGCGCTCTGGTGTACCATTCACAACATCGGCATATTCCCCAAAGACCGCAAGGACGAGGACATAGCCGTTCAATGTTGGGGCGACAAGCGCACCCGCAAGTATATCGCCAGCACAGATGGGCAATCGGCTGGCAGTAGCACAATGGACTGCGAACCTGATGGCACATGGCGCAGGGGTGATGCTACTGAAACATACGACACTTGCAAGTATCTGTTCGCGCACGATGGAAACAAAACGGGCAAGGTTACGATAGAACTGTTGCCATCTAATACCAACCCCGCCGCATGGGTGCCGGGGCTGTTGGGGGCAGTAAAAGCCTACAAGGAACGCTATGGCGTGTACCCTGAGAACTGGGGCAAGGTGCCGCCCGTCGTGCCGCCTGTTGAACCCGGGCCAATTACACCACCCGACAAGCCGAAGCCGCCACAAAGTGGTGTAACGCTGCGGGGCTGGATCGGCCTAGCGGTGCTGCTGATCGTGCTGGTACTTTTTATAATCGCTGTTTCATAGGAGGCTACAATGGGATTCTTTGAATTGGTATTCGGTCAAGTTGACGTGCTGGCCGTGTTCGCTTTCGTGTTCGCCACGCTGTTCATCACCTCGGGGCTGAAGTCGGCGCTGAATAAGCACGTCACGCTCTGCGCCCTGCTGGACGTGGACTTTTACAAGGTGCTGCTGTCCTGGGCCGTCGGCGCTCTGGTATTCGTCGGCTTCCACTTTACCCTGCACAGTTTCCCGGTGAATGAGTTGACCATCCTGCAATTCAGTATTTGGGTTTTGCTGCTGAACGGCGGCTACAAGGTCATCTCCACCGTCCGCGATTACATCAGGGAATGGAAAAGCAAGCCGTGAAGTTTAAGGACGTGGATTGGCAAAAGGTTCTAGTCCGCAAGAAATCCCCGGTTGAAAAGCTGGTAGAGGAAGCGGAACTGATAAAAGACCACGTTGAGCGCAACGCCAAAAAGAGGAAACATGACGGGAAAAGAATTCAACATACTCGATGAGATCAGGGGCGACGTAAAAACGCTCCTGCAATTTATGGCCACAAGCAATGAGCGGGCCATCCATTGCCGGGAAACTTTCGCCCAGGTGAAGGCCGACAACGCCGCCACCCGTAAGATGGCCGAGTGGAGCAAGGGCAAAATCCTGATTTTCACTGGTGGGTTCCTGATGGCCGGGACGATTGCCGGGCTGCTGGTGAAACTGCTGTGACCGATGACCCTGCGCCGGCTTGGCGAGGTTGCTGGTTACGCCTTGTTCGGTTTCTTCTGCGACCTGGCGTCAACTGGCTACACCCTGTCTGTTGCAAAAGATCGGCCATGGCAGGCTATTGGCTGCAATCTGGTTTTGATGTTCATTACATGGAAAATCTTTCTCAAAATCCAGGGCAGGGTTCTGTTCGCCGCCTGGATCATCGGGCAGAGCGCCGGGATCTACCTGGCCATGCAGTTGTGAGGTGAGAATGGATTTCAAGCGCGTTGTCCCCATTTCCGATTTGCACTGCGGCCATGAGTTCGGCATGACCCCGCCGGCGTGGCAGTACAAATTGGACGGTCATCCCCGTATCGCCAAGGCCGCCAAGTTTCAAAAGGCGTTATGGACATTTGGCACTCAGGAACTGGACGCCCTCAAGCCTATTGACATACTGATCGTTGACGGCGACGCCATTGACGGCAAGGGAGACAAGTCGGGCGGCGTGGAGCAAATCACAACTGACAGGCTCGAGCAGTGCGAGATGGCGGCCCAGTTCATCAACTACGCTGAGGCAAAGCAAGTGCGATTACTTTATGGGACGCGCTATCACACTGGCAAGGATGAGGACTTCGAGCAGGTGCTGGTCAACCTTGTGCATGGAGATGTGAGTGTCCAGGGCCATGGATTTTTCAACGTCAACGGCTGCAACCTGGACGTGAAACACAAGGTGGGCGGTTCCGGAATTCCCCATGGCCGGGCAACGGCTATCGCCCGGGCGCGGCTGTGGAACGTCCTGTGGGCTGAGAAGAAGCGTCAGCCCAAGGCCGACATTCTCCTGCGCGGCCACGTTCACTACGCCGGGTTCGCTGGGGGCGCGGATTGGTTGGGGGCAACACTGCCGGCCTTGTCCTACGGGACCAGCTTCGGAATCAGGGAGTGCGAGGGGCTGGTAGACATCGGACTGACAAAGTTTGATATTTTCACAGACGGGAGCTATATATGGAATTACATCCTGGCCGACTTCCCGGAAATGCAAGCCCTCGTAGAATACCTATGACCGTCGACCTGTCGGAGCTGGATCAGGTCTGCGCCATGATCAAGACGCTGGACGTGGTGACGGATCGAGGCTTCACGGTCAACGACATTTGCCGGGCCAAGGGCGTGGGGCGGTCGACAGCCGAGCGCAACGTCCTGGAGTTGGTTAACGGCGGCAATATCAAGGTCATCGGACGGCGCGGCGGTAGGGGTGGGGCTGTGGTTTATGAGCTGGCGGCCCCGGCTCAGTAAAAACGCTCCAGAATGCCCCAGGACGGGCGATGTCTCCCCGGGGCTACCTGCCACGGCCTGAAGCCGTGTCGGGCCGCCCTGCTAATCCTGGCTGCGCCACGTTGAGTTTTTGGGGCTGGCCGTCCCGTGGTTTGGCTAAACTGGCAGGTTGACCCCGATACTGTGTAATTTTTATACAACAGAGCGTATGACGCGGGGCGTTTCCAACAAAATGAAAATAGTTTGATTTTGCACTTGACAAGTTAAACAAATTATCGCATTCTTGTGGTATGCAAAAGGTCAAAAAGGAAACGAAGGTGTTTTACGCCCTGCGCCTCGAGCCGGAAACAATCCAGTTCTTAAAGCGCAAAGGGCGCAAGGCTGCGTCCTGGGTGCGGCTGGCTATATGGGAAAAACGAAACAGCGGGAGGACAGCATGACCGCCATAAACAAGTTGGAAATCTCTGCCGTCATCGTGGCGGCGGCGTTCCTGATTTTCGGCAACATCTTCTGGGCGATCATGTTCCTGGGCGTCGGCATGATCTGCGCGTCGTTTGACGTTGACGAGCGCCAGAGATAGACGTGAACCAAAAAACCAATCATACATATTTGCCGAAGGCTGGGGCAGCGACCCAGCAAGTGACTGCGGCTTTGGCCGTTGTGCCGCAAAAACGCCAAGGCGTGAATGAACAACGGCCACTTAAAATTGTTTGCGCTTGGTGTGGAGCCGTGAAGCAGCAGGGAGATGGCCCGGTCAGTCATGGCATTTGTCCCGTCTGCGCCATCGTGCATTTCCAGCTACACGCGCCGGCGCTGATGGCTCCAAAACCTGATCGTTACACTGACTGCCGGGTATGTCCAGAGAGTGACCTTGACAGCGATGGCGTGCCGGACGGTTGCCGGGTTGCAAAGTGCATTATGCCTGATCGTAGAGATCCGTGGGCACGCCCATGACTATCACCCACACTGCCGGCACGCTGCGGGTCCGCACGGGGTACAGCCCCGACATGATCCAGACCATCAAGGCTGCCCCGGACGGCAGGCGCTACGATCCCAAGACGAAGGAATGGGTGCTGCCCTGCACGATTGAAAATGTGCGGTTCTGCATCGACGCCCTGGGCGCCGAAGACCAGGGCATGGCGAACCTGCTGCGGTCGTTGGAGAGGCCACTCAGCCCATGGGGTGATGCCGTTTGTGTTGATTGGCGCGCAACGCCGTTCCGGCACCAACAGCAAGGTCTTGCCCTGCTAACGGGGAATAATTACGTCGCGCTGTTCTGGGAGCAGGGCACTGGCAAAACGCTCCCCACGATCAAGGCGATAGAGTTCCGGCTGGCCGCCGGCCAGATCAAGCGCGCGCTGATTGTCTGCCCGAAAACCGTCATCACCTCGTGGGTCAAGGAGTTCGCCCGCTACAGCGACATCGTGCCCGAGGTCATCGGTGGCACGGCCAAGCAGCGCGACGCTGCCGCGCTCCATGCTCAGGTGGCCATCGTCAACTATGACCTGCTGATCCGCATGAAACTGGACGGACTGCACAGTGATGGATCACCGGCCTGGGACATGGTTATCTTCGACGAATCGCAGTACATCAAAGCGGCGTCTGCCAAGCGCTCCAAGGCGGCATACGACCTGGCCAAGGCCGCCACGTACCGGGTGCTACTCACCGGGACGCCGGTCGCCAAGGACGCCGGGGATATGTTCGGCCAGTTCAAGGTGCTGGACGAAAGCATTTTCGGCAACTCATTCTATGCGTTTCGCGCAAAGTATTTCGCCAACGTCGGGCGCAACTTCCCCGATTGGCGCATCAGACCCGAGGCGGCGGACGCCATACGCTCAAAAGTGGCGCTCCGGGCGCAGCGCATCCGCAAGGCCGACGTCTTAGACCTCCCGGAAAAACTGTACCAGGTGCGGCGCATCGAGATGACCAAGGACCAGGCGCGGCACTACCGGGAACTGGAACGGGAACTGCTGACGGTCATTGGCGACACAACGGTGACCGTGCCCTATTTAATCTCGCGCATGATGAAACTCAACGAGATTTGCAGCGGCTACGTGCGGCACGAAGGCAGCAACATAGCCCTGGACAACCCGAAGCTGGCCGAGCTCAAGCAGATCATCGACGACTATGACGCCGGGGATGGGCGCAATCAGGTCGTCGTGTGGTGCACGTTTTTGCGAGATATCAGTGAGATTTGCAAGGTGTTCCCGGCAGCCATGGTCATCGACGGCAGCAAGTCGACCCAGGAGCGCCAAGAGGCCATCGACTTGTTTCAAGCGGGACTCTGCAAGGTGATGGTCCTGCAGCAGCAGGCCGGGGCAGTCGGCATAACGCTCACGGCGGCGCACCTCTCGGTGTTCTACTCGCGCAACTACTCGCTGCTGGACCGTATGCAGGCCGAAGACAGGCTGCATCGCATCGGGCAGGTGAACAAAGTAACGTATATCGACCTGATCATGGCGAACTCGATAGAGGAAGAAATCGTCGAGGCGCTGGAAGAAAAGCGCATTGTGGCGGGCTACTTGCAAGGGGATATTGAGTCGATAGTGGTGGAGAAGTTCAAGAGGAGGATGAAATAATGGGCAGAGAAGTAAGAATGGTTCCGGCTGATTGGGTTCACCCAAAAAATGAACAAGGTCATTTGATTCCGCTGCTTGACCGCTTTTCCTACAATGCGGAAGAAGTGGCGGAAGGGCTGAGAGACGGCTGGCTCAACAAGTATATGCCGAACTACGGCTGCGACGTTATGCCGACCTTCCCCGCTGGCTCATGCACTCATTTCCAAATGTATGAGACCTGCACGGAGGGAACGCCGATAAGCCCCGTCATGGACAGCCCGGAATCCCTGGCGCGCTGGCTGGCCGATAATGGCGCATCGTCCTTTGGCGATATGACCGCCACGTATGAGCAATGGTTGGCCATGATCGGGAGCGGATCGTCAATCAGCATGGCAATGGAGAATGGCAAGATCATATCCGGCGTAGAGTTGGAGTCTGACATCGCATCTAAAAGCGGCGAGACCGCTTGCAGATAAGGAGGTGCCAATGAGCACCGAAACAAAACACCCCGGGCTCGGGGAGCAGAGCCAACCGCAGGCGCCGCCGGCCGAGACCGGCGTCAACCTGCGGGAGTTCAACCTGGACGGCGGCAACCTCGACGCCGCGCTCCAGGCGCTGCTCGACCATGAAGCCGAGATCGAGGCGCTGGAAGCCCGGCTCAAGGCAGCCGGGCAGGCCAGGGCCAACGCGGAGAAAGCCGTCATCGACAAGATGCTCGAACAGGGCTTGGAGTCGTTCCGCGCCCTGGGCAAGACGGTGACGCGCACGGAGCGGGTCCACCCGAGCGTGCTGAAGGATGACCGGGACAAGCAGATGGAATGGCTCCAGGAGATCGGCATGGGCGCCTTGATCCAGCCGACAGTCAACTCCAACTCGTTCGCCGGGCTGATCCGCAAGGACTTCATCGAGGCGAAGAAAGAGGCCGAGCTGCCCGAGTTCGTGAAGATCTACCGCGAGCTGCGGCTGACCATCCGGACGGTGGCCAAGTGAGCGCGGCAGAAATGGAAGCCATTGGCAAGCTCCAGGACAACCTGGGAGCGCTGCAGGGTATCGTGAGCGACCTGCAGGTGATTGTCGGACTGGAACAGAAAATGCGCGCTCACCTGCAGGCCCGCGTGAAGCGTTTGGAATCAAGGCCGGTGTGCATTGAAATGCCCCGGCTCGATGCGGCAATGACCGAAGCGGTCAAAGCCCAGGCCGCAAAGGCCAAGGAGAACTGATTACTATGGCAAAAACAAACCTGTTCGGAAACAAAACCGCTGACGTGCCGGCCCAGGCCGGTGCGTCCTCCGCGCCGCAGGCTATGGTCCACGCCAGCGCCACGGCCGTGGAGATCCTCGAGATGGGTTTTGACCCGGCCGAGAATCTGAAGGACGAGCAGCCCGAGATCCCGCAGATCAAGGTGCTGCCCCAGGCGCAGATGTTCCGCATGCCCGACGAATCGACGGCCAGCGAGATCAAGGGCATCATTGTCGAGACGTTCCGCTGCAACGGCTGGTGGGACAAGGACAGCCCCCGGGAGGACAACCGCCCGGCATGCAGCTCGCTGAACGACATCGTGCCGCTGGCGGGCTCCCCGAACCAGCAGTCGGACAAGTGCGCGACCTGCAAGCGCAACGTGTTCGGCTCGGACGTGGACGACAAGGGCAAGCCCGGCTCGGGGAAGGCGTGCAAGAACATGCGCCGCATCTATATCCTCATGGGCGACCATGAGTTCCCCCTGCTCGTGTCCCTGTCGCCGACCTCACTCAAGTCGGCGAAGAAGTACCTCACCTCGCTCTCGGACCGCAAGCGCCACGTGGCCACGGTCCTCACGCGCATCACCCTGCGCAAGGAAGTGCGCGGCTCGAACGTGTTCAGCGTCGCGGAGTTCGCCGCGGTCGAGGACATCAACGATCCCGACATGCTGGCGCGCATCCTCAAGATCCGCAAGCAGGTGGTCAGCATCGCGCACAGCCAGGCGATCACCGGGGAAGAGTACGCGGCAGAAGAGGCCCCGGACTCCAAGGAACCGTTCTAAACAGCCTCCTCCTTTGATTGAATAGACCAGGGGCGCCCGTGGCCCCTGGTCGAGTTGAATGAAAGGACAAACACCATGACCTGCTCCCACTGCCGCCGCGAAGTGAAGGCCACGGATCTGGACTACTGCCGGACGTGCCATGCGGGAATATGCCAGCGGTGCCGCTGCCTGGGGAACGAGATGAGAATGGCGCTCGGGCGATGCCCGGTGTGCGATAAAAAGGAGGACGGAATGAAAATTGAGAAATTTGACGCATTGTTTTTAAAATGGCTAGAGGAAAACGGAAGCAAATTCTTGGGTGATCCGCTGGCGAAATTACGGGCTGCATTTGAGGCCGGCTGCACCGCGCAGGCGGATGCTGACCGGGTGGCGGTGGAAAATCTCGATCAATTTGGAATTGGCTCTGCTGAAATAGTAGTTGAGCGTAGCGCAGCCCTCGCCGCATTGTCCGCCGCCCGCATCAAGGGGGAATGATGGCTACTTTTTGTCCGCATTGTAGCAATGACATTGAAATTGCAATTAACAGTTTGTGGGTTGGCAATTATTGGGAATTTTTTGATGATTATGAATGCCCGATGTGCGGAAAACTAATGGAAATTGAAGTTGAGCCAGTTCCAGTATTTATTACGCATAAATCAAAAAACCGTCGCGCCGATAGCGGCAAGGGGGAATGATGAAAAACACACCGGCGTTTACTTTAACAAAAATAATTCCACAGCGAACGGAAACGGTCATTTTTAAGTGGATCAAAAAAGATTTTTCTATTTATGAGAAATTTAAGTCGGTAAGGGATCGCCACAAACTGCCCAATTATCCTAATTGCTGGTGGTGTGGAAAAGAATTTAAGGCCGATGACATGATGGCTTTGGCTGGTCACAATACCGGCAATAAACTTATATGCCAAGAGTGCGCCATGCTTGCCGAAGATGCCGAGTAGGAGGCAAAATGAAACTAGATGAAAAGTATTTTGAGGAATTAGTAGCCAAGGTGCTTCATTGTGTTGGGTGGAATGAAACGGAAAAACTATTAAAGCAAATCGCCCGTGATGCGGCGGCACAACAGAGGGAGAAGTGCTCGAATCCGTGTACCAGACATCACAGTTATAAAAATAATTGCGCTGGATGCGATAGCAAACTGGACATCAAATGACCAACGAGCAGATTGCGAAGGTGGAAAGGCTTGGGATAATTTATAAGGCGACAAACACGATAACCGGCAAATCTTATATCGGCAAAACGATTTGTTGCTTAAATAAAAGAATGGAATCTCACAAAAGCCTGGTCAAAAACACACACAACAGGGACTCCAAGGCATATTTTTATAAAGCACTCCGGAAATATGGTTGGGATAGTTTCGCGTGGGGAGTAATAGGAATATGGCCCGAAAGTTTATTGGCATCTTTTGAGTCTCATGCCATAAAATTATACGGGAGCAAGGTTCCGGGTGGGTATAACTTAACCGATGGCGGCGAGGGGATTTCCGGATATAGGTTCACCGCGGAGCAAACAGAAAACGTCAATAGGGCCAGGAGGGGCCGCAGGTGGTCGGCTGAACAAACCGAGAAAATGAGAAAGAGCATGATCGGCAAAAATGTTGGGAAAAGGCATACTGATGAAGCAAAAAGAAAAATGAGCGAAAGTCAAAAGAAGCGCAAAATGACAGAAGAAACAAAAAAGAAATTATCTGAAATAATGTTGGCTAAATATGCTGTTGGTTGGAAAAAGAATCTTTCTAGGCGGCACGACCTGGAAACCGGAAGATTTATTTCGGTGGCATTATGACCGCCGCCATCGTTTCGCTGTTCAAAAAAGTATATGGGGGTGGGAGATGAATTATTACATTGCTATTATTGATGGAAAACTTGGAAGATGGCAGTCTGGTATTGGCAAAGATGATTGGGGGCAAATAGTATATGCCTTTCAGGATTTCCCGCCAACGGCGTATAAAAATAGGGAAACAATTAGGCGGCAAATAGCCAAATCCATAAAAAATAGAGCGGCCCACGGCCTAAACAATGATACCGAATACGGCATCCAGCGAGTAGTTTTAAAATGACCACCCTCAGCGCCAGGGACGAAAGGTACACCGAGCGACATAAGGCCGATTGCTATAAATGCGATCATCACGCCCTATGTTATATAGGAACAATTAACGGGAAAAGGGCTGGCCGCTGGCCTAAATTTCCGTTTGGCGTTCTTGTTTGCAATATCGGAGATACTACACCGGAATATAAAACCCTTACCCTTTCTGATTGCTCAATAAAAAATCCCGCTGGAAAGTGTAGGGATTTTGAGGCCAACAAATGACCCAACTAAGCCAATACGATCAACACTACATCGAGCGCCACGCGGCAGAGTACGATCCCGAGCTGGACGATATGGATTCACTGTCAGCGGCGTGGCGCATTTACCTGGACGAGCGGCTAGGCAAGGTAACGCATAGGTCAAGGTGTCGCATAAAAAGTGATGCCTATGATTGGCAACGGCTGAACGCCTGGATGACGGCTTGCCGCATGACAAACGAAAGCATGGTGCTGATCTACGAATTGACCTACGGCAAGCGGCTGTCAGTCGGCACTATCGCCAACATCAGGTGCGGCAGTTACACGAATAGCGATACGGTGCGGAGGGTGATGGCAATAATGGAGGGGGCGTGAGCGCAAAAACTAAAATTGAATGGTGCGACGCAACGTGGAACCCGATAACTGGATGTACTCCTGTTTCGACAGGGTGCGAGCACTGCTACGCCAAGAGGCTAGTCGGGAGATTTCAGCGCCTACATGGGGTGGGCGTGAATCCGGAGCCGTTCGATCAGATAGTTTTTCATCCAGACCGTCTGGATGCCCCTCTTTATTGGCGCAAACCGAAAAAGATTTTCGTTTGCTCAATGGGGGATTTGTTTCACAAAGACATTCAGACGCATCAAATATATGAGGTTTTCCGCATCATGGAGGCTTGCCCACAGCATACGTTTTTGGTTCTGACGAAAAGGCCGGAGCGCATGAAGCAATTAATTGCCGGCGTTGTGACGGGATGGGAAACGAAGCATCGGGAAAACATATGGCTTGGCGTTACCGCCGAGAACCAGGAAATGGCCGACAAGCGAATCCCAATCCTATTGCAGATCCCGGCGGCTAAAAAGTTTGTCAGCGTAGAGCCGATGCTGGGGCCGGTTGATCTATCATATCCCCTGAATGGTGGGCCTGAACAAAACGGATATGGGGAATGGGTGCAAACCTTTCCTCCGTTGGATTGGGTAATCTGCGGCCCCGAAACTGGCCCCGGTGCAAGGTTTTGTGATTGGCAATGGGCGTATGAATTGGCCCAGCAATGCAATAAAGCCGGTGTCCCGTTTTTCGATAAGACCAAGCAGGGATTACTCGGCAAACAATGGCCGGAAGTAAAATGACCCACCTACTCCTGCTCTGCCAAATCTACCTCGCCGCAATATCTCACGGCATACAGCCGGAGGTGGCGGTGGCGCAGGTGTTTGTGGAGAGCAGCTTCAGGCCGCAGGTCGTCAATAAGGGGTGCTACGGGTTATGCCAAGTTTCACTTGCCACTTGGAAATCAAAGTTGCAACTCGACCCCAAGCGCATGACCGAAGTGGCGTACAACCTGGACGCTGGCATGACGATACTGCGGCACTACCTGGACAAGACGGGCGACATTGAAGCGGCGCTCTACATATACAATAACGGCTACAAGGGCAAAAACAATAAGTACGTCCCGCAGGTCAGGGCGGCGTATCGGAAAATCTATGGGAGGGAAATGTGAAGCACAACAAAAACAACATGGACAAGCGGGCGGCGATTCGCAGAAAGTACAAGCGCGCTGTTATCACTGGGTTGCTGGCTGCGGCCAACACTTGGGCGACCAACGGCAAGACCGACAAGACGGCGGAAGATTACGCCAACACCGCCGGGCATATTGCCGATGCCTTGATTGCAGAGGACATCACCGCGGAGTCAAAATGACCCCCCGATCCCTGGCCCACAACGCCCTCGCCGGCCTGCTGGTCCTGCTGATCCTGGCGGCGATGGTTGCCGTGGCGGTGGTGGTGGCATGAAAAACTGCTGCGCGAATTGCTCCAAGGTAAAGCCGGCCGAGCCCAACGTCGTGTCGTGCCCGAAGCCCGAACATCTCTGTTTCCCCAGAGTTACCATGTGCGACGGGACCAGGGAGTGCAACCCGTGTCCGGAGTTTCAAGAAGTTAAGTAACCAGATGGAACACGACATGAAGTTTAAAACAATTCCGTTCATCTGGAAACTGCGGAAACGCTGGGCCATCAAAAAGCTCATCCTGACCATGCACTGGAAACTGTGGCGGTCAAGTAAAATCAAAGATCCAACCATCAGATTCCTGTATGTCTTGCAGCTTACAGCCGTTATCGTCAGCCAATGCAAGTTGATTGCGGCGACACCGAGGCCAAAATGAAAGACACAACGCAGCCTATCTCAGAAAGTAGCGTTTGCGACGCGTCAGGCGCCACGGTGTGGCGACATGGAGCCGTGAACGTGCCAACGGGCAGAGAGGAAAAATGCGCCTGCTGTGGGGCGAAATTCACGCTTTCCCCGGGCAAGCGCGGTCAGCGGTTCTGCTCACCTTACTGCCGGCGCAAGTCGTGGGTTGAACAGAAAGCGCCGCTCAATGCACTGGCCGATCTGAAGCACAGAGTAACGGAACTGGAGCGCCGCGTGGCGGTAATAGAACGCAAGGATTAAAATGAAAATTTCCTATTTCTCAACCGGCATTACTCAAACTGAACCTGATCGCTCTGCTGAGCTGACGGAGATCCTCTCCGACATCAAGGGTCTGGCCCTGGTCGCCAAGACTAAAGCCGTCCGTGCCGAAAAGGACCCCGATCGCCAAGCCGCGCTCAAGGCTGCGATGCCCTACGTCACCTGGTCCGGCACGTTCAGTAAACGCAAGAAGAAGGACCCGTTCCTCCAGCACAGCGGCCTGCTGTGCCTGGATTTTGACGACCTGGCCGACGTCAAGGCGATTCGTCGTAAAGTCGAAGCCGATCCGTTCACCATGGTTTCGTTTGTCAGCCCCCGGGGCAACGGGCTCAAAGTTGTGCTACCGGTACCACCGGAGCCCGAGCATCACGAAGCCTTGTTCGCCGCTGCGGCCAATTACTTTGAGCGGGCATACTCGCTGCAGGCTGACGCATCGGGCAAGGACATCAGCCGGGCATGCTTCCTGTGCCACGATCCGGAGCTGTACTACAACAGCAAGGCCGAGCTCTTCGATTCCATGCGCGAGGCGGCGGTGCCCGAGAGGCCGGCCATCGAGTTGTCGCTGGATGGACTCGAGGAGCTAGACCCCGTAGACCGCGGCGACTACTACGACCTCAAGTGCCCGAAGTGCGGCAAACACGACGCCTACCTGTACAAGAACGGCTGGGTGCTCAAGTGCAGCCACCTGAACTCGTGCGGCTATGAGTCCAACATCCTGGAGAAGCGCGTCGAGGCCAAGATGCAGGCGCTGACGGCTACGCCAAAGTCAAAGAAGCTGCGCCGCGACCTGTACCAGGTGCTGCGCTACATGGATGAAGTGGAGCGCGACCAGGTGTTCAAGACCATGGCCAAGATCATCAAGGTTGACACGAAAGCCGTGCGCCGGGATTTTGAAAACTCGGTTCAGGAGAAAGCCGAAGCAGAGTTCCAGGCAGACGGTGGCATACGCTTCGCGCAACCTGATAGCTGGCAACTCTCAAGCGACGGCATCTACGATTTCAAGCGCCGGCGCATCACCATGCAACCGCTCTACGTTTCCGCACTCGGGTACGCGCGCAAGGGCGGCGCCGAGTTCGTCGAGCTGGTCTACAGCACCAACGGCTCGACGAAGACCCGTACTGTGCCGCGGCGAACCATCGCCATATCGAAAGAGTTGCTAGAGCAATCAGATTTCGGCGTGCCCGTCACCTCGGCAAACGGGCTCGAGGTGGTGAGGTTCCTGGATGCCTGGATCGCCCGCAACCGGGATGCCATGGGCTCGTTTGTGGCCGTAGACCAACTCGGCTGGGATGGGGGGCACTTCATATTCCCCGATCGCATCATCGGTGATACCTCTGGCGAGGCTATCCACTTCATTGAATCTACGATTGACCGCACTGCGTTCGGAAGGAAGGGCACCCTGGATGGCTGGATCGGGGCGATCAAAGAGCTGGCCACGTTCCCAGATGCCGTGGTGGGCAGGTTCCTGGTTTACGCCGCCTTCGCCGGCATGGTGCTTGAGCCTCTGGGCCGCCGGCCGTTCATCATCCACCTGCACGGAGACACCAGCACTAGCAAGACCACAGCCCTGCGCATGGTCACGTCCATTTTCGGCCAGCCTGTCGAGGGCAAGGGCATGATCAAGTGGAACAACACCCAGGCATTTATCACCCGGTACATGGAGAAGTTGAAGAACATCCCGTTGGTCATCGATGAATCGAGCGGAGAGACAAAGAACATATTTGAATCGACTATATATATGATGGAGGGAGGCACCAGTAAGGGTAAGGCGCTCAAATCGGATCCCATGGGCACGGCGCCCCTGCGCACGTTTCGCTGTGCGGTGTTCAGCTCAGGCGAGCCACCGGTGCTGAATGAGCAGTTCATGTCCGGCGCCCAGGTTCGCGTCATCGAGTTCGACTCAGGACCATGGGGCGGCGCGTTGCCGCGTGAGCAGTACGAGGCTTGGACTGGTAAAATAGCCTCCAACTATGGGTATGCTGCAGATGCGTTCCTGGAGCATTTCATCAGGATAAAAGACGAAATCGACTGGGAGACCACCCGGGATGGAGACGATGGTTTGACGCCGGTCGAGAACAGGGTTAAAAAGTTCGTCAACCTGGTGTGCATTTGCGGCATCATTGTCAATGAACTATTCAAGCTCGGTTTTGAGGTAGAGACGGATTGTGACCGCATATTCGAGCAGATCAGGGAAAAGCTGGGCGGCAAGGAAAAGTCCTCGGATCGCATCATCGCCGACATACATGACTTTTACCTTGAAAACCAAGCCAATTTCCTAGAGACAGCGGCCGACCCGTTAACTAAAAAGATCACAGCGGCAGTACCGAAAACCGGAAAAGTGTACGGGTACATCTTCGGCCAGGACCTGGGGATCATCAAATCCGTGTTCAAAACTGGCATGGCTCAGCGCATGAATCAGCCAAACGCCGGGGACTGGGCGATCCATCGGCTGGTCAAAAGCGGACATATCGCGGCGCCAAGGTACGTCAGGCAGATCAACGGCAAGCAAGAGGCGTTCGTCTACCTAGTGAACTTCTTCGGGGTGCCAGAGGAGGTATTTTGACAAAATTTGTCAATAGTGTGTATAAATTACACAGTCAACCGCCACAGGGTGGGGGGGTTGACAGGGGGTTGACAGGGGGTTTGACAACTTATTTTTCCTTGAAACGCTGTGTGGATGTCGGTTTGACAACTTTTACTGGTTTTACACCGCAAAATGTTTATATAGAAAAAAGAAAAAGCATGCTTCCCTTTTATTTTCCGCGCGCGAGATTTTTTCGTAGTCAAACCTGTCAAAGTGGTCAAGGCGTAATAACGACGCATGTTTCGGGTAAAAAAAAGTTGTCAAAGTGCTTGTCAACCCCTGTCAAAGTGGCTATATCATTAGGTTTTTAAAATGACAGAAATGCAGGTATTTGAAAGTTTATGCCAGTGGGCAAAATCTCCTCTCAGTGATAAGGGCCAGGCAAGAGAATTCCTATTAGAAAGGATTTCAAGGGAGCCCGCATGGTTGGCAGTGCTCCCGGAGTCCCTGCTCACCAAGTTGGGCATACCGTTCGACTATCAGTTCGATCAGAAAGATATCGCGCTGGCCCAGGCCGTCCATGGGCGATGCGCACGGAGGATCTTATGACTGAAAGTTTGATTCAACGTGACATTGTGCGGTGCCTGCGCGTTCGTGGGTTCTATGTTATTAAGATCTCCGATCGCTTCCGATCAGGCATCCCCGACCTGTACGCCGCGCGGGATGGCAAGTCCTACTGGTTCGAGGTGAAGCGCCCCGATGGCCGTGTATCGAAACTGCAGGAGTATGAGATCGAGCAGTTGCGTGCCGCTGGCATTACGGCTGCCGTGGTGCGCTCGGTAAGCGATGTCGAGGCGCTCATACCATGACATTCGACCAGTTCATCCAGCTTTACGGCATCAATAAGAATGGCCGCTATACATACGCCCAGGTTGCGTTGATGCTGGGCTTGAGCAAAGAGACGGTGAGAAACTGGTGCAGGTATGGCCGGCGCACTGAGCGCGGCCGCGTCACGCTTGAGAAATATGATGTGGGTGACAAGGGTATCGTGGTCGGGGAATCCCTGATTGAGTTCTTACGGGCCACGCAACGTGAGAATTAGTGGTATTTTAGTGAAAATCGCCAAATCTGTGGTAAGTGTTATTGAATTTTATGTGCAATATTGTAGTTGTGAAAGACTTCAAAGTATCTGAGCATTTCAGTTTTAAGGAATTGACGATCACTCACGATCACCCCGAGTTGCTTGCCTTGAACCGCAAGCACTTTGCCGTGGAACCATTTCTCAGCAGGCTCACTTATGCAAGCGAGTACCTGCTGGAGTTTGTCCGCGATGAGATCCACGTGCCGATCGTGGTGAACAGTGGTGGGCGTTGCCCAGAGCTAAACACCGCGGTTAAAGGATCCCTGACCAGCCAGCACATGTTCGCTAATCAGTATGACGGGGCGTTTGACTTTTACACGTACATCTTGCCTATCGGAAAGATAGCTGAGAGGATATGGTTCAGCGGTTTGTCGTTCTACCAGATGCGCGTGTACCTGGATCATCAATTCATTCATCTGGGCATGCCGCGTACAAAGAACAACATGCAGGTTACCTTTATCGGTGGTCCTAAGCCGGAGTGGGCAAAATGAAAATACTCGGCTCTGAGTTCGCGGTTGAATACATGGACAATGTCGACAGCAACGATATGGGCGATTGCTGCATCAGGGCGCAGCGGCTCCGCATCCAGAAGCATCAGCACCTGGAAGCGAAACTGGAGACGCTGTTTCACGAGATCCTGGAAGCGATAAATATCAAACTGGAGACCAACCTGCAGCATGACAAGATTACCGCACTTTCTTGCGGGTTCTACGCCGTCATGCGCGACAACGGGATAAGCATCGAAAAACTGCTTCCGAAGGACAATCATGGGCGAGCATAAACGCGAAGGCATCATGGGCGAGCATAAACGCGAAGGCATCATGGGCGAGCATAAACGCGAAGGCATCAGGGGCGAGCATAAACGCGAAGGCATCAGGGGCGACGGTTACAAGGCTGTTCAGCGCATCGAACCGCAACCGCTCCGCATCAAGCCGGCGGGAATCACCGGCAAGTGGATGCTGAAGCGCGGCTGGGTATTGGGCGATGACGGCAAGTGGAGGCTTCCGCGATGACCGCCTTCCTCAAGAAAAACTGGCCCCTGCTGGCTTGGTTCGTTTTTGCGGGAATTATCTGCTTCCTGATCATGGCCCTCGACTGCGCACAGGATGACGCTATGGCGCAGATCATCGCTGACCGCGCCGTGGCCCAGCACCGCAAGGGGCGGGAGGCGATCATCGCCAAGTACACGCCGCTCCATGCGGCCCTGGTCCAGCAAGCCATTACTTTACAGCAAGGCAATAAAGCTCTGGCCGATAAGGTTGTGGCCAAGCAAAAGGCGCTGATCCTCAAGGACGGCACATTGACCGAGACCCGGGCGAAGTTGGCAGAGTGTAGCGCGTTCCTGGGCTCCATTTCCTACGAATACAACGAGCGGCTGGTAAAGGCTGACAAGTTGAGGCTGGAGCAGCTTGCCCTCAAGGATTCCGAGATAGCCGAATGGCGTGCCCGGGATGAAGCATCAACCAATACCATTGGCCAGTTGACCAAGCGCGTTGTAACGCTCACCCTGGCCAAGCGCAAGCGGCTGGTCGTTGGTCCGCAGGCCGGCTACAACCCGTTGACCAAGCAGCCTTACATCGGTTTCGGCGGTACTTACGACATCGGCCTCAGGTTCAAGGTGCCGGGGTTATTTTAATGCCAGCCTCGTTCGACGATCATATCAAACTGAAGGGCATCATTGAGGGCGAGCACTACTCCATAGGCCAGGTGGCCGGGATGCTGAAATTGCATCATCGCACAGTGTACAATTACTGCTACATTGGGCTGCGCACGAGGGGCAATGGTGTTGTGAATCTGCCCACCTTTCGGAACGGCACGAGGTGGGAGATACTCGGCAAAGACCTGATCGAGTTTCTCCGTGCGGTGCAAAGTGAGCACTGATTTGCCTGTTCCCGCCATCGATGGGGTGGTGATCGAGGAGCCGCTTGGGCACAACATCACCCAGCGTGACGAAAAGGGCCGCATCGTAAAAGGTTGTGGCGGCCGGCCGAAGGGCACCAAGAATCGCTATACCATCAACATGATGGACGCGGTTTCGTTTGTGTTTGGCGAATTGGGCGGCGAGGAAGGCTTGCTGAAATGGGTGCAAAAAAACGAGGCAAACAAAGCCGCGTTCTATTCCTGGGCGATGAAGCTATTGCCGAACAACATCAAACTGGACACGACCGAGCCACTGCAGGTTACTATTCACCGGATCATCAAGAAAGACGGGGTGTGTGAATGATGCCCCTGAAGAAGCGCCGGGCCCTATTCAACGGTGTATGAATTGCCATCAATGTATCGCATCACTATTCCAGGATGAAGCGCACACTGTTTTGCTTGCTTGTGTTGCTGGCCATGCCGATGATTGCTGAGAAATCTCAGTTTATCGCGTACATCTCCTCACAGGTGGAGTTCTGGCCCCTGGCCAAAGTGGAGCGCGCAGAGATCGAGTTCAGCAACGGGTTCAAGTTCTATGTCACATCCAATGAGCGTGAAGCAATCAAGATTCATGCTGCCGAGTTGAAGAAGATCATCGAGAAGGCCTTCCTGCGCAACGTGAGTAATGTGACGCGCATCACGCACAACCATCTGGTCTCGCCGGACATGAGTGCCGCGGACTTTGACCTGCTGAACAAGATGCGAGAGTACGGGTTCAAGGGACAATTCATAATTTGGTGTCAGGGCATGGAATATGCCTATTGACCTCCACATAACCTATCACCCAGCCCAAAACGAAATATTCTGGGGACACAAGGCGAAGTTGAAGGTCATCCCCAAGGGGCGCCGCTTCGGGTTGACCAAGGGTTATGCTAACTTCGCCCTGGAGAACCTGCTCGATGGCGTGTCGCCAATTCTATGGGTAGACACGGTGCAGGGAAACATTGAGAGTTATTTCCAGATTTACTTTATGCCGCATTTGCTCAAGCTGCCCCTGTCATACTGGTCCTGGGATAAGCAGCGCAAGAAACTGAACATCATGGATCGCTACTGCGACTTTCGCAGTGCGGAGCGCCCCGAGTTTATTGAAGGGTTTTCTTGTCGCCTCATGCTGCTGAACGAGGCCGGTATTATCCTGCGCGATCGCTACCTCTGGGAGAATACCCTGAAGCCGATGACGCTGGACTATGACCCAGACGTTATTATTGGCGGCACCCCGAAGGGCGGTGGCCTGTTCGAGGAGCTCTATGTCAAGGCCAAGGATCACCCGGACAGAGCGTGGGCTAAGTCGTTTACCACATACGATAACCCTTTTTTGAAGAAAGCGGACATTGACCTGCTCGCTTCTGAAATGCCAGAGACGGTCCGTGACCAGGAGATATTCGGCAAGTTCATCTCTGATCGTGGATCGGTGTTTAAGCGCCTCCATGAGGCAATAGGCGCCATGCCCCTGCCACACTGGCAGCCTGGCCGGGCGTACTACATGGGCGTCGACCTGGCAAAGCACGTGGACTGGACAGTCATCATTGTTATCGATGACACGGGGAAGATGGTCTACTTTAATCGATTCAATAAACTCGATTGGGAGTACCAGCAAAAGGTAATCATCGAGGCGGCGAAACTCTACCGCGCCAAGGTGCTGATCGACAGCACCGGGGTCGGGGATCCAGTGTTCGACGCGCTGCGTTCCAAGGGCCTAGGGCTTGATGGATTCAAGATTACCAATGAGAGCAAGAAGCGCTTGATCGAAGGCTTGATGCTGGCATTTGAAACGAGCAGGGTAAAGATATTCGACGACCAGGTGCTCAAGGATGAACTGCGCTTGTTTTCTTATTCGGTCACCGCGAGCGGCCTGTTGCACTACGAGGCGCCGGAAGGGTATCACGACGACTGCGTCATTGCCTTGGCGCTCGCCTGGACGTGCAAGGAAAGCATGAAGCCTCAATCCGGGTTTGTATTCTCTGAAAAGAGCGTCTACTAATATTTTACTTGTAATCTGATGTAATTCAGTGTATGCGGCGCAGTGCTAAAACGCTCATGCAGATATTATTGTATGAGCATGCTTTTTAACCGCTCCAAGCTGAAGGCTCAGGCCTCCGAGATTCAAACATCTCAAAAACAAATCAAAGATCTACAAGCCCAGGTCGGGGAGCTTTCTGACAATATTCTCTTTTGGGTAACCCAGGCTGCCAGTTTTCGCGGCACGAGATACAACACTTACGAAGCGCAGATCACTGCGGCCAACGCCATGTACAACGGTACCGCCGACTGGGGCGTCAATCAGATGGCCGCCCTACTCCAGGCGCGCATCGGATTCATCATGCCGAAGGGGTTCAAGACTGTACCCAAGATCGAAGGCGACACGAGCAAAGAGCAGGAGTTCGCCGATAACTTCATTCAGTTCAATGGCCTGGCCAAAGAGAACATTTACCATTTTCTGAGTGAGTCGGAACTCGAAGGCAAGGTGCTGTTCAACCTGGCGTATGACGCCAAGACGTTCTGGTTCAAGGCTGGCGAGATCAAGCCGCTGTCGGGCATGACTTCGGTGCGCTACATTTCGCAGATCAGCAACCCGTACTCAATCAAGGTCAACGAGAACGATTACATGCTGATTGAAAAAGCCACGTACAAGGGCGCCGATCAAAAGGACCATGACATCCTGGAGCCGTCGCTTGTCTATCGCAAGTTTGGCGGCCGACTGGATCAGATCAACACTACCAGTTCTAAGATGCTCAAGGTATTGACGCAGATCGAGGACCTGGACCATGCGCTGCGCGACTTCCGCGAGGCGAACCATCTCTTCGCCGTGCCGGTTCCCGATTGCGAAACCGTGACGGCACAAGATGCCGTCGACATGAGTGCGGCGTTCAACAAGTCGAACTGGAAGCCGGGCAAGATGTTTTTCCACACCGGCAAGTTCGGTTACGCCCAGCCATCCACCGCGTGCGCTGAAACGTTGTGGCGCGAGATCGTCACCCTAGCTGAGATGATCTCGTTCAACACCGGCGTCCCGGTGCATTACTGGTTTCCGGACCTGGCCACGAACCGCGCCACCGCGGAAGACATATCTTGGGGGCTGATCAATTCGGCCACGTCCCGGGAGCGGAACATCTGGGAGGGCCTGCTCGAAGAGATGATCAATAAGGCCATCGCTATCTATAACGACAAAGCCAAGATGACGCCGTTGCGTCAAGGTGTGCTCGGCGTGCATATTCCCGTGGTGACCAAGGACGACTGGGAGCGCATCACCTCGATTTGGATGCCGCTGTTCACTGCGAAGGGCATCACGCTCAAGACGCTGCTGTCCAAGTTACCTGATGATCTGGACATCGAGGCTGAGGTTGATGCGGTGGAAGAAGAGAAACAGGCCGCCTTCGACCGCATGAGGGAAACCGGGATATTTGACGAAAAGCCCGACGACAATGACAAGGAGAACAAGGATGGAAGACAACCTTTTGGAAAAACCCAAGAAGCGTAAAAGCTACTACAAGCGAAAGACGCCAAAGCCCGCCGTCACCGAGCCCGAGGTTTCCAAGGACGATGAGACTATTCCCCCGCCCGCGCTGCCGATCGACATGCACCGCGAGAATCTCAAGTCGGACGTCATCACCATGGGTGCCGTCATCCCCTCGGTGGGCCCGTCGCTGAGCGACAATTTCATCCAGCATGAGACCAAGGAGCCGGGCATCACCATGCAGAACACGGTGCCTGCCTCGTTCCCCTGGCGCAAACCCAAGGAAAAAAAAACTTCCGTGCTCCCCATGATCACCATGTCATCCCTGCGCCCCCGGAAGGCAAAGTAACGAAGCCATGGCTCAAGGCGAACGGACTCAAGGTCTGCTACGGTCACGGCACCTGGTGGCTGGAGCGTAAATGAAGACCATCCTCGCGCACTCCATCGAAATGGCCGAGAGCGATATCCTTAAGCACATCGATCCGGCCACCCTGCAGAAAATCAAGGCGCTCGACGATCACCCGCAGTTCTCGGCCTACGTCATCGGCCAAGAGGGTGAGAGTGGCGGCGATTTGACGATCCAGGGACAGCGCGTGCGCGGGGTCAAAAAGAAGTGGCTCGACTCAGCCATCCAGTCGCTCTACGACAAGATCAAGGCCGGGACCAAAGTGTTTCATCTCCATGCTCAGACCAACGAGCACGATGGGCGGCGCTCCATCGGCCAGGTTGTCGGCAAGGCATTGGAAACGATCCAGGACAAGCTGTCGGCCATCGTCATCAGTTACATCGAGCCCGCGGCCCGCTCCATGGGGCTGGATATCGCCTCGATGGAAGCGGACCTGCGCATCGACACGGACGGCGACAGCGTGATCGTCTCCGGGATTGACGACGTGACGGGCATCGCATTGGCAAGCTCAAAATTCAACCGCCCGGGGTTTCCGGGAGCAACTTTGCTGGCTACCGTGCAGGAGCTGGCTTCAGGAGGACAAGTGACGTTAGAAGAAGTGATTGCCTGGATCAAGGACAACAAGGTGAATCCTTCGCAGGTCTTCAGCAATGGCAAGCTGAAAGAGGATCCGGTGGTCGAAATGATCATCGAAAAGGAGACCAAGTCGGAGTACAAAAAGCGCATGGATGCCCAGGACGCTCTGGAAACTGCAAAGAGCGAGTGGACCAAGAAAGAAGCGCAGTTGACCGGCGAGGTCAAAACCTTCAAGACCAAGGCCATGTCGGGGGACATCTCCCAGAAGGCCAAGGAACTGATCGCTACGCGCAAACTCAACGAACAGGAAGCCGCGTACATCAGTGACTACATCAAGGACTTCACCGTGGATGAGCCGGACAAAATCGAGCAGGAACTCAACAAGAAACTGGACGATGGATTGAAGACCTTCAATCATCTAGCCACGAACATCTTCAAGGTCAAAAAAGAAGAGACCGCCGGTGCCGGCATCGCGCCCGGAAATGCTGGCGGCTCAGAGGATGCCAAGAATACCCAGGCATACAAGGACCTGTCTGCCTGATTCGTGCCGTCACCGCAAGGTGACAAAGGGCCGGCCTACGCCGGAGTCAGTGTGAGGCTGACGAAGGGAAAATTAAAATTAGGAGGCCAATATGGCACAGAAACTCAGAACCAACCCGCCGCCCGGCACCTACCACAGCATGAAGCTCGTGGCCGGTTCGGGCGGGGTCACTGCCGGTGACTGGATCAAAGTCAACGACGTCATCGGTTACGTTTTCAACACGGCAGCGGAGGGCGCGGAATACGTGCTCGTCTATGTCTGCGAAAAGATCATGGCGCCCAAGATCACCGGGGCCGGATCGGCGTTCGGCGCCGGCGACCACGTGTACTTCGACGCAACCCTGATGACCGTCACCCCGATCCAGGCCGGCGGGCTGTGGCGCATCGGCGTAGCTACCGAAGCAGCCGATGACGATGACGAAGAAGTCGAGATCGACCTCGAGGGCAAAGCCCCGCTGGTGGAGGTATAACATGAAAGGACGCATCATCAACTGGGGCAAGATGAACTGGGACAGCCTGGAACATCGCCGCGCCCTGAAAGCCAAACTGCAGGAGTTCCTCACCAAGCCCGTGAGCCCCGAGTTCCGGGATGCCCTGGCCAAGGCTCAGGAGTTCGGCACCAGCGCCGATTTCCCGACCTCGGTGCTGGACGTGTTCAAGAAGTTCCAGCTCACCGACAACTACGACACCAGCTACGAGGAAATCTTCGACATGATCGATATTTCCTCCAGCCAGCGCAATGGTATCGAGATCCTCGACGTCGAGGACGCCCTGGTGTTCAACAAGGTGCTGGAGGGAGAAAAGGCCAAGGTCTACCAGATGAGCGGGTCCAAGGTCCAGGTGACCTGCGACATGTATGGCGGCGGTCTGTCCTGGTCGCGCCGGCTCATCGACGACCAGGAATACTGGGCCCTGGAGAACAATGCCGTTGCGTTCCGCAACAAGTATTACTCCAACAAGTCGGCCAGTTTCTACGCGCTCATCGAAGCACTCGGCGCCGCGCAGAACATCGCGTGGCAGGCCCCCGTGCCCGCTGCCCTCGGCGTGGACGATGCAGTGTACACCGCGAACCGCGACATCCAGACCTTGAACCTGGCCGCGCAGACCATCCTGCTGAACAGCGAGGGCAAGGGCTACGGCATCACCCCGCAGAACGCCTCGTTCAAGGTTCTGGCCCCCATTCAGTTGCAGACCCGCCTGCGCATGGCGCTGGGTCTGAACCTACAGCACTTCGCCCAGAGCCCGGCGTTCGTCAACTACAACTTCCAGCTCATCACCACCACGATGCTGGGAGCGGCCGACGTGTACTACGTCATCCTGCCCAAGCAGAAACTGGTCGGCCTGAACCGTATGGACCTGACCATCTACAGCGATTTCGACATCCTGTCCTACTCGGATGTCGCGGTCGCCTGGGGTAGGTACGGCGGCGCCATCGGCGACCAGGAACAGCTCCAGCGCTGTGCCACGGCCTAGGTAACGAGAAACCAATGGACGGGCGGGGGCAACACCCCGCCCGGTCCTCATGGCCCATGATGCTTACGCTCAAATCAAAAGCGGTCAGCAGCATACTACATGAACGGCAAAAAAGAAAGCTGTACCCCGAGAGCCGCACGCGGGGCGCATTGCCGGAAGGTTTCATTCAAATGGGCAACCTGATCAATCAATCGCGCTGGCCGGTGCAAACCGAGTACATGCCCGGGCGTCGCTATTTGTTTGACGCCCTGCCCGACGGCTCCTGGTCAGGGCAACCGTGCTTCATTGTGGGAGGCGGCCCGAGCCTTTCCAGATTCGACTTCGAGTTACTGCGCACCAAGCGCGTCATCGCCATCAACCGTGCTTACGAGAATTTGCCATTCGCCGATATTCTTTTCGCCATCGATCCGACCTATTACCAGAACTGCAGGTCGGCCAAGGTTGGACGGGACCATGCTGAGCGTCAAACTGTGTTTCAGAAATGGGTACTCTTCACCGGGTTCAAGGTATGGCTCGACACGAACCACACCAACTATGGCGATGTTTACCTGTTGCCTCATGGCCCACTGTACGAGGACCAGCCTTACAAGAACACCATGAAGGGCGGCATCGCCACGGGCAACTTCAGCGGTTATGCCGCGGTCAACCTGGCCATGGCTCTGGGAGCCAACCCCATCTATCTGCTCGGCTTCGATTGCAAGCACGATGGCGCCAGGACGCACTACCACTCGGGCTATGATGCCACGGCTGGCGAGTTGAAGCTGAAGCAACTGGCGCTCGATTTTGACAAGCTGAAGCGCAAGGCCGATGCGCTGGGCGTCAAGGTGGTCAACCTGACTCCCGGTTCAGCGATCAAGGTTTTCCCCAAAGCCGAGCCGAGCGATGTGCTGCAGGTTCAACCTGCCGGCGCCGCCAGGGGATGGGTGGCCGTATCGTTCTACACTCGGGGCACCAGTTACGAGAAAGAGGTACTCAAGCTGGAAGCCAGCCTCAAGCGATTCGATCTGCCGTATCATTTCTTTGGCTGCGAACAGTTCGGCAGCTGGAGGCTTAACCTCAACTGCAAGAGCGCGGCGATACTCGAAGCGTTCAAACGGTTCCCCGATCAGGACATCGTGTTCCTCGATGCCGATGCCGTGGTGAAGAAACACCCCGAGTTGTTTGACCGCCTGTCGACCAAGCGTTTGCACAACATGGCGGCGCACTTCCACATCTATCCGCAATCGGTTCCCGGAGGATCACTGCTCAGTGGCACCCTGTGGTTTCGCAACTGCCCCGAAACCATCGAGTTGGTCAAGCTGTGGCACAAGATCGGTCTGGAACACCCAGAGATCAGGCATCAGCATTGCTTGCGCCTGGCCATCGAAGAGTGGCACCGCGTTGGTCGAAAAGTCAATGTGTTCCGCATGCCACGCGAGTATACCTGCATCTTTGATTACCGTGGCAACCGTGGCGCTGACCCGGTCATCGAGCATTTCCAGGCGTCGCGTCGGTTGAAGCAGGAAGTGGGCAAGGGGCTCAGGCTCCGGGATTCTAATTTTCTCACGCTGCCCAGGGTGGGGCACGCATGAACCTCTCTGCAGTGGTCGTCACCTATCGCCGCCTCAAGCGGTTGAACATGATCCTTGAAGCCTGGCTCAGGGAGACGCCGGATGTGTGGCTCTGTGACTGCAGCGCCGAAGGGTTCAAGACCGATCTACCCATCAACTATGTCTACGCCAAGCCGGACCCGGGAAACCGCATACGGCACGCCGTGGCGCTGATGACCAGTGGCACCTGGGTTGTCAAGGCCGACGATGACATCGTGCCGCACGCAGGGCTCGGGGCTGACTTCGTAAAATGGGGCGAGCAACTAGGGCCGTGCATTATGGGTGTCCATGGCCGTACGTTTCAAGGGCCGGACTACTATCGCAACACCACGCTCTATGGGGCCAAGGCGCAGCAGGTTCCGATCCCCGTGGACTTCGTCGGCGTCATCACCTGCAGCGCGCGGCATTTTCTCGCCATGGATTTAAAGAAGTGCCAGACCGAAGTTGAAGATCTCTACTGGCAGATGGCTCGCTACTCCAAGGCCCCGAAGTTCGTCATCCCGACCAAGCATTTTCAGAACATGGACGAGTGCAGGGATCACGGCCGGTTGTGCGGCACGGCGCCATCCAGGTCAATCCGCAAAGAGTTCTACACTGCTTGGTACGCGAAAGAGTATGCGGGGCGCAAATGAACATCCTCGCCCTTACCGAAAAGAAAAACAACCAGGGAGCCATGACCAATGGCGTCCGCGCGGCCATGGCTATGCAACGCCTTGGGCATAAGGTTCAGGTTATCGAGCATGCGCACCTTGATCTGGACTCATTGCGCGAGGCTGACCTGATCGTTGCTTTCGGCACGCTGCTGTATCTGCGCCATGTTTCCCAGGCCAAGTTGATCGCCGAGAACAAGCGCCCTGATACCCAGTTCGCGCTGTGGTATTTCGACGCTTGCAATCCCAAGTTTACCCACAGCCAGCACAAGGTCGGCGCCATGCACAAGGTTGCCCCGCACCTTGATCATTTGTTCATGACCGACCATAGCTACCCCTGGGAGGACCACGTCAAGCGCTTCGCGCAACTCATGCAGGGAATCGACGCGAACGAGTACAACCACAACCCAGCCCCGCACGTCAATCGTCGCTACGATGTGATGTTCACTGGAACGCACTTGGCGGCGTTCGGGGAGCGAGAAGCCATGCTCGCCGCGCTTTCCCGCATGTGTTCGTTGAAGTGGATCGGTGCCAACGCCAGCAGGCGCGTCGTTGGCCATGAGTTCTTTTCGGCGTATCAGTCAGCCAAGGTGGCGTTCGTGCCGCCGCCTCCGTCGTGCGTGAACAAGCACTATTGGAGCAATCGCATCTATCTGTGCGCCGGGACCGGCACGCCGTGCTTGGTTGGCTACACCCCGGGCATCGAGGATCACTACAAAGACGGCGATGAAGTGCTCTATTTCCATGATGGCGCCGAGATGAAAGCTAAACTGCACTTGCTGCTTGGTGACGCCGATCTACGCAAGCGGATAGGGGATGCCGGCCGGGCCCGGACCCTGCGCGACCATACCTATGATCAGCGTGTAGCCACTCTGATCGGGAGTATCGCATGAACCTGACTGCCAAAGTGCCCGGCCAGACCTGCGCCCAGTACCGCGAATTCTGGATGCGGAAGAAGGTCTGGACCAGGTTGCAGAAGCCCCATCACCAGGCGCGGCTCAAGTGGTGCGCGGATCAGTGCGTCGGAGAGCACTTCATCGATGTTGGCTGCGCTTGCGGACATTCGACCGCGGCCATGGCCGGCTTCCATCAGGGTAAGTGGTACGGCGCTGACTTCGACGCCAAAATGGTTGAGGCCGCGCGCGAGTTCTTCCCACACATCAAATTCTTTGCGTTCAGCGACGTCTCGCAACTCTACACTGCCGGCGTATTTGATTCGGTTGTGTGCTCTGAGGTCATCGAGCATGTCGAGGATGACTTCGCTTTTATCAAGCAGCTCTGGGCGGTGACCGGCCGCAAGTTGATCGTGACTACGCCGAACCGATTTGTCGACGATCCCGGTCACCTGCGCGTGTACGACCAGAAACGTTTGCTCAAGTTGATGGACTCGCTGCCTGACAAACAGTCATTCAAGATCGAGAGCATCGGCCACTACTGGCTAGTCACAGCGGAGAGGAGGGCATCATGATTGGATGGATGGCAAACGAGGCGCAAGCCGATACCTATTTCGCCACGCGGTTGAACGCCACGGCCTGGACTGGGACCAACAAGACCCCGGCTCTCTGGACCGCATATCATCGCCTCATTGATTGCGCGGACTACGACCTGAGCGCGACCACGCCCACCTCTGAGCCGCTGCGCCGCGCCCAGTGCGAGATGGCCTACTACATGCTCAAGCATCTGAGCGCCGAGGACCACCGTTTGGGCATCCAGGCGCAGGGCGTCATCTCGGCTGGCATCGTCCAGGAGGCATACAAGGAAGAGATGAAGGTTCCCATCCCGGCCATTGTCGACGATATCCTGAGCAAGGCGGGATTCAAGAAGTACAAGGCACCGTTCAAAATGATCGCCATTGGCAGGGACGACACTCTGGACAGTAACGACAAGATCACGGAGTACAGTGAAAATTGATCGCACTTTGAAAGTCGAGACGGCCAAGTATGCCGCGCCCCTGGTGCGCGATTACACCGCGCTGACTGTGCGCATCCAGGAACAGTTGCGCTCCATCACCCCGGACAATTTCAGTGAAGGCCTGGCCATGAAGGTCAAGAATGAAGTCGACACGCTCACGATGCGTATGTCGTTTCTGGCCGTCAAGTGGATCAAGCGGTCAATTACTCAGGTTTACGATGAAGCGCAGGGCATTACCGCCGGGAACGCCAAGGCCGTTGGTTACCGCAAATCGATCGAGGTGAACCACGCGGGGAATATCCGCAAGCGTCAAGAGCGCACCCTGGCGTTTCTGAATGAAGCCGCTGCTTCGACTCGTGATTTTACCGCGCGCTACATCGGCGCCATTCGCAACACCGTGAATAGCCTCAAGAACATCCCGGCCAAAGCCGCTGAGTTTGATTTTCAAGATATCGTCAATGATGTCATTTTAGAGACCATCGAGTTAAAGCAATCAGTGTGGTTCGCCAAGAGCAAGATACTGAGCAAACTGCTCGATGTTGTCTCCGATGCGGCGTTCGTTTTTATCAATGGCCGCAACTACGATATCCGCTACTACGTCGACCTGGTTGCCCGCACCGAATTGGCCAAGGCGTTCACCGATGGTACCAAGGCCACGTTGAACGAATACGGGGCTGACTTGGTCGAGTTTTCACAGCACGCCAATCCCTGCGCCGAGTGCGCCAAATACGAGGGAAACATTTATTCGCTGTCTGGAAAAAGTGACAAGTACTCGGCACTGCCCATGGATGCCGAGATCCCCGTGCATCCGAATTGCGGCCATGCTCTACTGCCAGTGGCCGACTGGGGGAACCGATGATCTCCAGCTATTTTGTTGACACCTGCCAACTGTACAGGGGCACCCCTGATGACTGGGGCGAGATGGCTTGGACCATTTCAACTGTCCCCTGCTACATCCACTGGGGGACGCGCATGGTGAAGGATCTAAACGGCAATGACGCCATCGCCAAAGCGAGGATCCTCTGCACCGACCAGGATGTCTCCTACGACGACAAGGTCAAGATCGGCACCGTGGAATACGCCATCATCCAGATCGATCACAAGATGGCGTTCAATATGCCTCACCTGGAGATCACCATCCAATGATGAATATAGACATCAGTGAAGTCAGCAAGAACCTTGATCACATCATTAAGAACGCTATCCCGGCGCTCGGCGCTCAAGGGTTGTTCCTGATGGCCGAGCAACTGCTTCACGACGCTACCGCAACCGAGCCGACTACGCCCAGGGGCCACGCCCGGGCCAAGGCCGGCAAGCGCGGCGGTGTAGGTGGCACCTTGCGCCAGTCTGGCAAGATCGAAAAGCAACCCGACGGGTCCCTGTTTGTCGGGTTCAATACTCCATACGCTACTTACGTCCACGAGGGGCAGCGTTCGGATGGCACCAGGGTTATTCAGAAGTACACCGAGGCTGGAGCTGGTGCCAAGTTCTTGAGCAATAAACTCAGCATGTACGGCGATGTGTATCTGAAAAACTTGGCCGATTACATCAAGCGGGGTGGCGCATGATGCTCCGAGAAATTTGCCAGTTCATCGAGGACCACTCCGCGTTCGTCATCGGCACCACCCTGGTTTACGGGCATCGCTTATCCGAGCACCCTGATCGGTGCGTCCTGGCCAGTGAACGCAACACCGGCGCCGCCGATTTCTATCTGCCCGACAAGATCGACAAGGTGATCACATTCGTCTCCAGGTCCGCGAGCTATGAAGAAGCGAGCCTGGATCTGGATGACATATTTACTCTGCTTCATGGCAGCGTGGCGTGGGACTTGCCGGTGCTCAGTTCGGGGAACGCCTATCACGCGGCCATCATTCAATCGATCGGCGTGCCGGTCTACCTCGGGCAGGATGAACGCAACCTGCACGAATTCAGTTGCAATGTCGAATTTAAAATACAGCGAAAATAGGAGGTTACTATGGCTGTTTCATTTTTGAGGGATTTGGGGCCTTGCGAGGTCCTGTGGAACGGAAGCGTGGTTGGCGTCACCTATGGCGGCGTCAAGGTCAAGGTTGACGATCAGGACGCGGAGATCAAGGAAGACGGCACCGGCGTCATCCCGGTCGATGCGGTGTTCACCGGCCGCAAGATCTCCGACATCGAGGTGCCCATCACCAGGTTTACCCTGGACCAGCTCGATGCGATCTTCCACGGCGCGGCCATCAGCGGGAACACGCTGGTCATCAGCAACGTGGTCGGAGAATCGATGTACGACAGCTCCCAGCCGCTGATCCTGAAGCCGCTGATCAATGACGTGGCCTCGGTCGACGCAACCGAGTGGATCGAGCTCTACAAGACGTTCCCCACGGCCAAGATCGAGTTGTCTTACGACAACCAGAACCAGCGCGTCGCCAAGTTCGGCTTCCGGGTGTTCCCTTCGCAGGAAAGCGGCCAGAAAGGCGAGTTCGGTACGTTCGGCCATGCTTAAACTCGACACCAAGAACTACAAGCCGATCTGCGTCGAGATCGACGGTCAGGTCTACGAGGTCAGGAAGATCACCAATCGAGTTATTGCGCGCGGGGTGGAGATTTCCAACGAGATGCAGGCCGAGAACATTTCCATGGCCGACGCCTACAGGCTCCTGGTGGATTTCCTGATGCTCTACCTGCCGCTTGACCGTGACTGGATCATGGACAACCTGAGCCCCCAGGACTGCCGGGTGCTCATGGACAACCTGCGGACCGAGATGGACAAAGCCATGGGGGAGACCGAGCCCCCTTTGGCTTCCGGCCCCGATGGCGACAGTTCGCCGAAATAAACCAAGCCATTCCGGGGCTGCTGAGCTGGGCCGAGTTCGATGAACTCGATATTAGGGAGTTGGCATTGATGCACAGGGAAGCACGAACCTTGTTGGTCGAGCAGAAGATGGAACGATTGTTCCATCTGCGCATCGCTGCCAATGACAACGGCAAGTATTACGAGGATGAAGTCAATCGGCTTGAGGGGCAACTGGATGCCATACGGCCACATGTCCCGGTGACGCCGGACCAGGCGGCGCAGAATCGCAAGGATTTGGCGGCAACGCTCGGTCTAAGACCGAGGAAGGGGTAAACGATGAGCTTTGACGCCGGCGCAATTATTGCCAAGCTGGAACTGCAAAAGGAACAGTGGAACGCCTCTATCAAGTCAATTCAGGACGACATGAAGGGCGCCGCCGACAAGGGCGAAAAAGAAGGCAAGCGCATAACGAGTATTGCCGACGTCATGACGAACAAGTGGGTGATGGGCGCTGCTGCCGTTGCCGCGTCCATGGTTGCCCTGGTTAAAAAGACCGCCGACTATGGTGATGAACTCTGGAAGGCTTCGCAGAAAACCGGCATCGCCGTGGAGACACTCTCCGGGCTGAAGCTCGCCGCGGACAAGTCGGACCTGAGTCTCGGTGGCCTGGCCATGGGCATGTCACGCCTGTCGCGGCTTGTGGTGGAGGCCAACCGCGGCGGCCTGGAGCAACAAGCCGTTCTGCAGCGCATCGGCGTAACGGCGACCGACACGACCGGGCGCATGAAACCCATGGACGCGCTCATGGGCGAGGTGTCAGACAAATTCAAGTTCATGCCCGATGGCGTCGAAAAGACTGCCATGGCGATAGATATTTTCGGCAAGTCGGGCATGGAGATGATCCCGCTCTTGAACCTCGGCTCTGAGGGCCTCAAGCGTGAGCGCGAGGAAGCCGAGCGCCTGGGGCTGGTCATGAGTGGGCCAACCGCTCAAGCCAGCGAGGCGTTCAATGATCAGTTGACCACGCTCAAGAAATCCCTGCTCGGGGTGACGGTGACGGTCGGCACGGCGTTGATGCCGGTGTTTCAGAAAATCGTTGAGGGTGTGGTTGACATCGTTTCCGGGTTCAACCGCTGGTTGAAGCAGAATCCGGAAATAGTGCAGAGCATCCACAACATCGTTGAAAGCATCAGGTGGCTGGTCACCGGGATCAAGGACGCCATCGTGTGGATTGGCAAGCTCGGAGAGAAACTAAGCGGTATGGCAAAAATGCGCGCCATGGCCATGCAACAGATGGCGGCAGCAGAGGCCCGATACGACGCCGAGCAGAAAGCCGGGCACGAGCGGTGGCTGGCCAGGCACAACGAAATACTCGCCAAGCGGAAGGACACCACGCAATTCTTTCTCGATTGGTGGCTCACGTTCAACAAAGGCCAGGAGGCCAAGGTAACGTCTAACCTGGCTGAAGAGGTTGCCAAGCGTGAACGCCTGATTGAAAAACAGTACGACAAGTTCGTCAAGGAAGCCAAGGACGCTTTCAAAAAGATGATGACCTACTCTGATCAGGAGGTCAAGGGCGAACGCATCGACTGGGGCCAGCGTGCCGTCACTGCCGCGCAAATGTCCGACAAGATGAAGTCGTATTTCGTCGGCGCCATGACGAACATGGGCATCAAGGGCAAAAAAGTAACCGAAGACCTCAAAAAAGACATCGGCAACTGGCGCGACACGGTCGGCAAAGTGGTCCAGGTTGTGCAGCAGGGTTTTTCTGATTTCTTCGGCAGCCTGCAGCAGATGTCCAATAACCGCTACCAGAAAGAATTTCAAGCCATGGATGCTGAGTATCAGAAGCGCAAGCTGGCCATCGAGAATAGCCTCATGTCCGAGACTGAAAAGATGGCTGCACTGGAAGCTCTTGACGCCGAGTATGCCGACAAGAAAAAAGCCCTGGAGATCAAGCAAGCCGAAGCAAACAAAAAGAGCGGCATCTCCCAGGCCATCGTCAACACGGCGCTGGCTATCACTTCAGCCCTGACCACCAAACCGTTCTTTCCGATGGGCCTGATCGCTGCGGCTGTGGCGGCCGCTGCCGGCGCCATGCAGATCGCCGTGATCAAGTCCACTCCGCTGCCCGGCCTGGCGAAAGGCGGCCTGCAGATGGAGCCGGCCACGGTGAACTTTGCTGAGAACGGCCCCGAGGCGGCCATCCCACTGCCCGAGCTCAAGGACATGCTGGGAGTCGGCAAGAGTGGCAGAAAGCAGCAGTCATCGGTTCATAACTGGTACATCAAGGCCATGGACGGCAAAGACGTGCTGCGCGTGGCCCGGGAACAGATATTCCCTGAGTTGAAACGCGCCATGATGCGCGAATCGTTCACTGTGCCTGTCGGGTCCGTGAGGTAATCCATGAACATTGGTCTTTCATACATCAACCTGCTCGACGCCGCTACGTTGACCCCTTCCAGCGAGCACCTGTCATTCCCGGCATCAAATGTCCAGCATCGTTGGTTTGTCAAGCCGTGGCGCTCCAAGTATGGCGCAGGTTCTGACTGGGGCCGGTTCATCGTATCTGCCGCGAACCAGGTGCTCAGCTTCAACGAGGGTGGCGGTGTTCTAACGGCAACCCTAGTCACCGGCACCTATGATACGGCTACCCTGTGCGCTCAGATCAAGACGCAGATGGAGGCGGCCGGCGCGCTGACCTACACCGTGACGTACAGCGATACGACCAACCTGTTCACCATTGCCGGGAGCGGCGCATTTGTCCTCACGCTCTCGGTGACTGCCAACTCGGCTTTTCCGATGCTCGGCTGGACGGCCGTCATCAACACCGCGAGCCTCGCCTCGCACACGGCGCCGGCTATCCGCATCCACACGTCTGAATCATTAGCTTTCGATCTAGGAGCGGCGCACAACCTGTACTGGATCGCCATCAAAAACCATAACCTGCAGGCGGGCGCGACGATCCAGGTGCTGTTCTACTCCGATGCCTGGGTCACTCTGGCCGAGACCGAGACGTTGACTTGGAAAGCCGGATTGATAGTCGGCACACTGAACCAGTATTACCGCTACGTCGCCATCCGCATCGTGGACGTAGACAATCCCGATCTTTACATAGAGATTGGCCGCCCGTGGCTCGGCGTTCTGGTACGTCCGCGCTGGGGGTTCACCGCCGAGCGCACCCTGGTTCCGAACGATCCTTCGGTCATTGCCGAGTCGGAAAACGGACAGGCATCGAGCATCCAGCGCACAAAGTACGATGCTTGGGATTATAACTTCGACGGCATCGACCCGGACGACAAGGTTGACCTGGATGCCATTCACGCTGAGGTTGGATCGTCGAAAGCGTTGTTTATCTGCGAAGACCCTGACCTAGCCGACATGACCCCAGTCACCAAGTACGTCACCATCTCGAGCTGGGAGTGGGAGCATGTCGCAACCGTCACGTCGGGCCGTTCGTGGTGGAAGTTGGCCATGGGGATCAAGGAAGAGAGGTAATGAGTTACAACAACGATTGGTCAAAGATGATCCTGGCTGAAATGAAGCCGGGGATCAACTTAAATTCGTTGGATTGGTCTCAGATACCGCAATCATTTTCCATTACCGCCGCCAACAAATTGCTCTATTTCGCCGATGAAGCCGATACAGTTGTGGTCAACGGAACCATGGAGGCGTGGGCCTCGGCCACAGATTTGAATACCTGGACTGAACAAAAGGCCGGGACCTCAACCGTAAACCGCGAGGGCACGACCGTTCACCGGGGAACCTATGCCGCCCGCCTTGATATTGATGCCAGCAACAACTACGCCATGCTGCTGCAGGGCATTACCCTCACCGCATCGGGTGCATATCAACTCTCCCTGTGGTACAAGACCGCTGCCGGCAAAACAGCCGCCGTGCATTTGTTTAATTCAACTTCAAATGTTCGCCTAAATTCGGCGGGTGCCTGGGTCGCATATGACAATCTGGGCATTGTCCTGCCGACGGCCACGGTTTGGACTCAATATACCCTGCAATTTACCGCCCACGCAAGTTATACGTCCTATTATTTGCAAATCGGCCATAATATCGCATTGGGTTCAACTGCTGCATCAACCTCTATCTACATGGATGATGTTTTTATTTGCCCGCGGCTCATCGCTACGTTGACCGAAAATACCTACACCCTGGCAGGGTTGTTGGCTGAAATTAAAACCGCCATGGAGATCCCCGGGGCCGGCACTTACACAATCACGGAATCGGCGGGCATCATCACTATTGCATCGGTAGCGCTGTCCTATTTATTCAAGACGACCACGACCAATGCACTCTGGGCAACAATCGGGTTCTCCACGGCCGCAGATTCAAACTTCGCTTCATCTCATGACGGTACGACCGATATCGTCACTAATGCCTACTCGGCCACTCTGGACTTCAGGGAGATCATCGAGATGCGGGCCAACGGCGTTTCGTTGACCAAGGTGGCGTCGGCGGCTTTGGCTCAGGCTACGGCGAGCAGTTTCTATCAGGATTTTTGGGGCAAGACGATCTATGTTCACATGACCGACGGCAGTGATCCTGGAGCGTATATCAGCGGCCCGGTGTACACCAATTCCATCATCGCCATTTTCCTGCTGTGCTTTGCCAACGCTCAGTTCACCGGATCCGATTGCCTTGACTTCATTCCAGAGGATGGGACGTACCCGGTGTTCTATGAACCATGGCTCAACGAAGGCTCGATCGAGTCGCTCTCGGCATCGGTCGCCGATCATTACAGCTCAGCCATGGAGGTGCAGTTCGGCTCGCTGTCGCTGATCAATAACGGCTGGTGGTACGCTTACCGCCACACCTATCTCTGGAATAACAAGAGTATCAAGATCAAGGTTGGCACCAAAGGCGATGCTTACGCAGACTATGAAACTATTTTCGTTGGCAAGACACGCGGCCCGAGGATCACCGATGAAAGCGCCACGTTTGACCTGGTAGACACCCGGGTCGGCGCGTTGAGCTCGCTGCCCACTACTCGGTACAACCTAACCGACTATCCGAGCATGGACACTGAGGCCGTCGACCGCCCGGTGCCGATCCTATTCGGCCAGGTTGAGAACATTACGCCTGTTTGCATCGACACTTCGACATTCAATTATAAGGTCTCCCAGACCATATTCGGCGGCGTGACGTATGCGCTGCAGTCAATCGACGCCGTGTACAAGGCCGGAGTGGCCCTGATCCTGAACACCGATTACACCGTCGACCTGACCAACGGCGAGTTCACCTTGCTGGCCAGCCCCGGGACCGCCGAGATCACCTGCGACGCCAAGGGCATCAAGGACGGGTTCACGATGGCCACCGGCGCCAAGGACGGCACTTACTCGGAAAACGTTGCCGATCACCTGTTCTTCATCCTGCACGTGCTGAACGAAGCTCCTGTTGCGCAGATCGACTTGACCTCGTTCGATGAACTCAAAACGGCGCGTACCCAGAAAGTCGTTCTCTATCTTGACACCGACACCCCGACCATGGACGTCAATCGGTTGTTCCAGCAGAGCACGATATACCATTTCCTGCCACTGCTCAACGGCACGTTCGCCGCGCGCTACTATCGGCGCACGGTGCCTGTCGGGACTCTGGAACTGCAATACTATGACTACGACGGGTTCTCCATGTTCGACCAGCCCGAGAACGTATACCGGGACGTTGTCATCAAGTTTGACAAGGACCCGACCACCGGCGTATTCAAGACCGTCTCGGCGTCAACCAGCGAAGTGAACTGGAACTACGACGAGAAGCAGCAGATCGAGATCGAGACGGCTCTGCGTGATGTGAGCGAGGCTGAAGCGGTCCGCGCGTTCTATGTCACCCTGCTCAATGCGCCGAGCGACAAGCTGGAGACGTCCATCAGCCTTGTGGGGCGCAACCTGTTGCCCACGGACAAGTTGATCCTCTCGCGGACGATCGAAACCGAGTCCGGCTCGCAGACGCTCCTGGCTGAAGAGGTATATGTCATCCTGGAGACGCGCAAGGACTTGGCCTCGGGTAAGGTTGGCGTTGTCGCCCAGCGTGACGATCAGTTGGCCATCTATGCCGTGCATGCGGACTCCGAGCACCAGGACTCGCACGCGGATCACAGCGATACCCTGCACAGCGATGCCGCGCACGCGGACAGCCACAGCGACAGCCACACCGACACCCACACTGACACGCATAGTGACGTGCTGCACGTGGACAGGGCGTATAACGATTATCTAGACTCTGATCATTACACGGATCACGTGCACCTTGATGTGCCGCACTCGGACAGCCACGGAGACACGCACGGGGACACGCACGCGGACGTGGCGCACGTGGACGCGAGCCATGCCGACTACACGGATTTGACGCACCTGGATTCGCACAGCGACATCTCGCATATCGACAGTGAGGTTTAAGTGGGAATAGATATTAAAACTCTCCCTTGCAATGCCGCCTGTGCCAGTTGCTATGAGAACACCATCAGGCAATGCGGGGGCGGCCCGAAGCTTGATTTCGACAAGGTGCTCGGCACGCTGCGCGGGGCTCCCGGAGCACCGTCGCTTCACGGCGGCGAACCCCTGTTGCTCGGCAAGCGCAAAGTGGAGCAGCTGTTCAAAATCATCATGGCCAAGTGCGGGCAGAACGGCATCCAGACCAACGGTCTGCTGATCGACAACGAGTGGATCGATATGTTCGTCAAGTACAACGTCAATGTCGGCGTTTCACTTGACGGTGATACGCCGCTGCTCAATGCCGGCCGCTTCAGTGATGCGTTCAAAATACAGCACGTGTTGAACATGGTGCGCAAGATGAAAATGGCGGGCCTCTCGGTGTCGGTCATTGCCGTATTGCGCCGGCACAACGCCGCCGAGAACCGCATCGACCTGTTCGTGGACTTCCTGCGCCATTTGGCCGATGACTGCTACATCAATTACGTGCGCACCAATCCCGGCATCGCGTTCACCCCGGAGACCGAGGCGACTGAGCAACTCGGAGATGTAGAGATGGGCGTGGCGCTGTGCCGCATTGCCGAAGCGTGCCTGTCCGACAAACGCTTCAAGTGGCAGCCGGTGCGCGACGTGGTTGAGATGCTTGCCGGCTTCAGCGGCCGCTCCCCCTGTAATTTTGCCGGTTGCGACGTGTGGCACACTGAGTCAGAGCAACCGATACTGGCCGACGGCAGTTTCGGCAACTGCATGAAGGGCGGCGGGGCCCCGGACGGCGTGGCCAACCTGCGAGCGGACAAGGCCAGCGGCGCCAGGAGCGAGGCGTTGGCGCAGATCGACATGGAACACGGCGGTTGCCGGGAATGTCGCTGGTGGCAGCATTGCCACGGCGGCTGCCCGGGCGAGGCGCTGGGTAACGACTACCGAAACAGGACCAGGTTCTGCCGATCGTACCAAATGCTGTTTGAGTATGTCCAGCGCCGCTTGGAAGGCCTGCTGCCAAGCATCGATGTCGAAGCAGCGGCGCCCATGCGCAACCTGGCAAACACCACCTGGGCGAAGCAGTACATGACCGAGGCGCCCCCAGCCGCAGTTGAAACAGTTCCGGCAGCGCAACCGGTAGGACACGGCGACAGCCACGGCGACCGGCCGCACGGCGACAGCAACGACGCGGCCTGGCGCAGAGCCAACCCGCAGTGGGGGCGGTAATGGAATTGATCAAGGGGTTCAACCTGACCTCTTTTACCCAGGTGTCCTGGGTGTCGCAGGGCGCCCGTGATAAATGGGAGCCGACCGTGAACGCATGCAGTCAGATGGTCCAGGACCTGGAGATCCTCTCGGTGAAGCACGGCCACCGGGCCTGCGCCTGGCGCACCGTGAGCCGGCAGTCGCTCCCCGAGTTCATCCAGCAATGCGCCGAGATGAACCTGATCGTGCTGCCCGTGCGCTGGGTAGGCGGCTGGGAGGGGTTCATCCACCACACGCCCGAAGGCGACAGCAACGCTTATTGCATCATTGCCCGGGAGATGCAGGACGCGCTGGCCTACCTCAAAGCGTTCCAGGCCGGCGACAACGTTAAGCAGGGAGAGATGCTCGGTTTCCCGAAGTGCTGCTGCGAGTTCTTCCAGAAAAACTGGGCGGCCGGTTACTTCGATCCGGTGTGGCAGATGGCCGGGCGCGACGCACCTCACCCGCTGTCTAATCCGTTGCTGCGCTACATTGGCCTGCGCGTGGGGTTCCATATCCCTTGCTCATTCAACTGCTCGGAAACAATCAAGCTGTCTGAGCTTCGTCTCAAAATAGCCCCGGACCAGGACCTGGCCAAACTGCTGGTAGCGCTGCTTTCTATGCCCATGACGTGGAGTGCCCTGCATGGCCAGGCTGTGGTCAGGACGCCCCTGTTCTACCTGGTCACGCAGACTGTGCCGACATTGACCGAATACAAGATGGAGTTGCCGGGGAGCTTCATGCCGCGTGAAGCTGTGCTGGGAACCTGGGAGCCGATCATCAGGGGGAACCGATGAGCGAGTTCTTGACAAAGAAAGAGTTTGAAACGTGGAAGCGCAACCTCGAGCGCCGCATCGCGCACGTGGCGAACTTGATCATCGAGCGCGGCAGCATGACCGTTCCTGTGGGGTCGAGCGTGAGCGTGACGTTTGCCAGCCCGTTTCCGGACGTGCCGGACGTGTATTCGATCGGGCCGAACTCGGCAAACCCGTTCATCGTGAACATTCACACGGTGACAAAAACCGGGTTCCAGGCAACTGGCATCCGCTGGGACAACGGCGCCAGCACATCAAAAGTATGCACTTGGATTGCAATTTTAAATTAAATGGAGGAAACCATGAAGAGAATATTCTTGATCATTGTCATGCTCGGGTTGGCCCTGTCGGCCTTCGGGCAGAACACGGTTACCACGACCACCCTGACCGCTCAGAGCAGCGGCTGGTACAGGCTGGCCACAAGCCACTATACCGCGGTTGAATGGCAGATGGAGTACACCGTCGGCAACAGCACGTCGGTGACGTTGACGTTCGCACGGTCCAAAGATGATGGCCCGAGGGTCTATTATTCGGAGCGCGCCGCGGACAACACCGCTGAAAACCTGACCATCATTCTGGATGACGCCACCCCGATATGGCGCGGGTGGTGGATGGAGATTCCGCAAAGCGCCGACTACGTCTATGTTCGGGTGGTATTCGCTGGCGGCAATACCGGATCACTTGTATTGAACGGCTACCTGGATTACGCGCAATAAGGGGGAACCATGAAACGCAGACTGACAATATTCCTTGCCATCGGACTGATGGCGCTGGGCATTGTAGCCCAGGACCGGGAACACATGATCCGGCTGGGCGATTTGATGAAGCCAAAAGGGTTCACCCTCCCGCCCTATGTGGCCGGCCAGTACCTGACCAACAACGGCACGACGCTCTCATGGGGTGCCATCTCATTCACCGGCTACCTCAAAGCCGACGGCACGGTTCCCCTCACCGCCGACTGGAACGTGGGGGCGTTTTCGCTGACTGCGCTGAATTATACGGCAAGCCCGACGCTTGGCGCAGAAGCGATTACGTTTACCGCGACGTATGGCAGCGGCGGTAACTGGGCTTGGGTAACCGATAGGTGGACTCATACGGCGGGAGTAGCGACAGCGTTGACTAGCACTTGGACTCCAACGGCTACCACCAAATATGTGATGGTGATAACAACTGCGGGAAGAACTGCCGGTAGTTTATCTATCACTATTGGCGGCGTATTGATTTGCACTATTGACAGCGACATCACCGGGCGCATCTTTCACCCCACAACCAAAACTACCGGGGCGATCATCGCCACGCCGAGTTATGATTTTAACGGCTCCATTACTGCGCTAAGTGTCAAGACGGCGGTTGGTGGATCGTATTCCGGCGACATTGATACCTACTCCATTAACCTCGAATCATCCGACCCGCTTTTCAACTCCGACAAGATTGATTATGCCTATGGCTATGATGCCATGCGTGGTCACACTGGGGTTTACGGTAATGCTTTCGGTTATCAGGCGCTTTACGGGAATACCGGGGCGCTGAACTGCAACGGCTTTGGCTATCAGGCGCTTTATAACAATTCTGGCTCTGACTGTTCCGCTTTCGGCTCATATACCATGCTCGCCAATACCGGGGCAAATTCAAGCGGTTTTGGTGAAAGGGCGCTTCAGTACCAGACGGGGGCCGGGGCCACAGGGATGGGGCTTTACGCACTATCTTATAACACCGGCGGGTATTCAACTTCAATCGGCTACCAGGCATTAAAAAACAACATCGGGGCGTATTCAACTTCAATCGGGGCAAATGCTGGCCTTGACAATATCGCCGCGAACATAGTTGCTGTTGGCCGCGAGGCGTTGGCGCAAAACACCGGGGCAAATAATATTGAGATCGGCTATTACGGCACATCGGGGATAAATAAAATTCAGTTGGTGGCCGGATCGTGGGCGGCAGCCACTTCTGGCGCGGGCACGACTGTTGACGCCTCGCGGAAATATCGCATTGCCGCAGTCATCGGTGGAGTTGAAACTGAACTGTCAACTACCATCACCGGCACCGGGGCGGCTGGCGCGCAGTACGATCACACCAATGTCCCGGTTTACTCCGGCCCCAAAACCTGCACGGCCAGAAATATTTATCGCTATAAATCGGCTGACAAAAAATGGTATTTAGTTGGGGCGATTGCCGATAATGCAACGACGACCTACACCGATACCCAGGCGACGGCAAGTTACGGATCGGCAAACGCCAGCCCCACGAATACCATATCCATCGGCAACGAGGCGAAGGTGCTGGCGTCCAATGATGCCGTTATTGGCAACTCGGCAAACCCGATTTCCCGCCTCTATCTCGGCGGGGTTTACCATTCTACTTCTGGCACGGCTGGACTTGATTTCACCTTGCAGGGCATGGGCGGGAACGGAACCGACAAGGACGGCGGGGATGTCGTCATCTCTGGCGGTGCATCAACAGGAACGGGAACCGAGGGCAAGATTCAGTTTTTCACCAGCCGTCCGAGTTCAACGGCGGCGACCGAAAATGTCCCGGCATCTAGGGTGGAAATCACTCACATCGGCATCACGTCCACGATGATAAGCAATGCCGACAGCGACACGGATGAAGTGGACAGCGTTGTATTCGCTGGCGGCTATGGGCTGGTAATGGCTTGCTCTACCACTGATGGAACGAGCGCTCTTTGGAAATTGAAGGGAACGGTTTTTGAGGCAGTGGAAGTTGATGCGGATTGGACGGCCACCAAGGACGGCGCGGGAACCTACAACGTCTATATCGAAACCGGGGCCATCAAATTGCAGAACAAAGTTGGGGATGATAAGGCCGTGAAACTCGGCTACTTTGGCATCTAATGGACAAATCTAACATCTGGGTATCATGGCTCGGCGTGTTCGCAAACGGGTGGCGGCCGACCAAAGCCGGATGGGACGGCGGCTGCGTACAGGACATGAAGTTTAATAAG